TGCCTGACTTAGGCGGAAAGTTCGTAATAGTGGGAGTAAGTGCTGAAGGCGTTGCTAATCCGGTTCCCACTCCGGGAGGCAACGTTTACCCACAACTTATACAAGCTCATATGCTACAAAACTTTATAGACGGTAGTAACATTACCAGGAATGAACTAAGTGCTGTGTACGAGCTTCTGTGTGCGTTGTTGAGCATGGTATTAGTTGCTCTAGCAATATACAAGTTGCCCGTATGGGCAGGATTGTTTACTACAGTAAGCATTATAGGGTCTATTGCTTATTATACTATACATTCTTATACAGCAAACTTAGTTTTATTTGATGCTACATATCCTGCAATAGCAACATTTTTAATATTTACACAGGCAAGTTTTAATAACTTCTGGGTACAGTTTAAACTACGAGCAGAGATACAAAAACAATTTGCCGGATATGCCTCGCCTACAGTTGTTAGAATGTTGCAAGAAAATCCAGAACTAATTAAACAAGGTATGAAAAAAGAAGTTAGTATATGCTTCTCAGATTTACGTGGCTTCACTCCACTAGGAGAAAGTTTTGGTGATGATGTTCAAGGACTAACAAAAATAATGAATGGTTACATGGATGCCATTACACAGCCTATACTTGATGCAGACGGAATGGTTATTAAGTATATCGGCGATGCAAGTATGCACATACACAATGCACCAATGGACGATCCAGATCATCCTGCAAGTGCTGTGAAAACAGGAATACTAATGCTTAGAGCAGTAGAGGAATTCAATGATAAAATTGTTAAAGAAGGTAGACCGCCAGTTGGTATGGGTGCTGGTATTAATACTGGGCTCGGTTATATTGGGGAGATGGGCTCCACTGCCAGACATTCATATGACATACTCGGAGACGCAGTTAGTACTGCCGCGAGAATAGAAAGTAAGTGTAAGGAATATGGTTGCTTGTTGTTAGTGGGAGGAGACACTTACAAGCACACACATAATAAATTCTTTTATCTTAAAGTAGATGACCTAGCAGTAAAAGGAAAGACTGTGGGCATCGAAATATACACAGTACTTGATATTAAAGTAAGTAAGTATGCAAAAGCAAAACAAATGCACGAAGATATGCACATGCAATATCGTAAACAAAACTTTGATAAAGCAATTAAATTATGTGAGCAACTACATGATGCGTTCGAAGGTAGGATGAAAGGATATTATGATATGTGGATTGAACGTTGCGAATTTCAAAAGACTCAAACACTTCCAAAAGATTGGGATGGCGTTTTCATAGCCACAAGTAAATAATTAGTCGTCAGGTGACCAAGTCCTAACAGTAGTAAATAAGTTTGCATAGTCAAGTAAATCAGAACGTAATGTTTGCAAGTGTTTTAACTCTATCGGTGCTTCTAATCCAGCAGACTCGTACAGTGGCAAATAAAAATTTATAATTTTATCTACACGTTTTCTGTCAGACAGTATCGCTTTCATTACACGTTGATGCCATTCGTTATCAGTAACAATGTCGTATAACCACCCGTGGTGTACACTGTGACTGTTAAACTTTTTAATCATTTCTATAGTTTCGTAATATACAGCCCTAACAGGATTTATATTTACTCTGTAATTTTTCATCACGGCAGGATACACCCACCATTCTGCTCTACAATGCTGGTTCTTAACAAATCCTCTATACTCATTTAGCATACTTTTTTCTAAGCCGTCTGCACTATCTCTAATTTCTACATCATACTTTTTCATTAATCTATCTGCTAGTCTTTTATGTTTAGCAGAAAGGTCGTTGTAGTTCTCTTTTAAATCTAATATTGAGAACGTGCCATCTAAAAAAGTGTTTGGAATAGTCTTGTGTAGTTTAAACTTATTAAGTTCTGTAGTCAGTCGTATAGAATCAAAATTTATAATATCTTTTGACATGCTAGTACTTATCAGGAATTAAGTTTTAGGATAGTATGTAGTTTATTAACGCCTTTGTTTCTTCCTAGAGTACTTTTTGCTCCAAAGTGTAACGGCTTAGGCCATTGCCCTATGTCTACCCAGGCATAGCCGGCACTCTCATGATTAAGTGTTGGTATAAATTCTTCGTCAACTAGATACACAAAACTGTAGTACATAAAGTTTTTGTCTTTGCTTTGGTACACATCTATGGGATTTAATTTTTTTAGTTCAGGCACGATCCCTATTTCTTCTTCTAGTTCACGTTGGATACAACTGTACGGAGTTTCATTGCTTTCCATCATGCCTCCCCAGAACCCCCATGTAAGTTTACCTTTCTTATCGGAGTTGCGTAATTGGAATAAACATCTGCCTGTTGATTTTGTTAGAAACAAAACACCTGCGGCACTTACACCGTTGTGTCTTGATAAGTTGGTCATAGGGTTAAGTTTAGTAAGTATGCTTTCGCTATCTAAACGTTTAGACGCCAGAACCCTGGGTTGTACTTCCCTTCGTATGTGCTTGTCCATTGGACGTTTTCCCATTTGTATTGTTTGTTTGTGTATAAGTTTTTAACATAATGAATACTTTCTTGGTTAACTGATGTAGAAGAATTAAATGATACTACCCATCCTGTGCCGTTGTATTCGATAATGTCGTTTGTGTTTGCTGTGACACCCCATTGGTTACCGTGTATCTCAGACGTGAGCAAATAACGTTGCCCAGTAGTCGCGGCATCTAGTGTACCATCTCCAGGATAGTTTTTAGAAGCATCAACAATTCTTGTTACGTCTGTAAGTGTTGTTGAAGGTAAAGTATCTACGTCTAGATTGAATACTAACTTAGACGGGTCTAATGAATTTCTAGACACTATGCCTGTTATTAATGAAGATTCATTGTCTACATTATTTGATATGTTAAGTTGTAATGTACTCGCTGTTGTTAGTGGTATATCATCTATACTTATATTTGCATTCGCTGTACCAGAACCTTGTGGGGAAAGTACTTCAAGTAAGTCGTTCCAGTTTGCTTCGGCACTGCCATTGTCTTTATATAACGTTGCTTCAGTTCCAACAAGCTCAACTTCGTAGTTGTTTGGTGATATTGTATGCAATTCAAATTCCGGCTCCAATGTTCTAAAGAAGTCATACATGTCTTCATCGTATCCTAAATCACCTACACTACCTGTATCATAAATGTTTGTAATAATGGTATTAATAATTTTTTGTCTTTTAACTTTAGCAGGAGGACTTAGCCATATGGGTAATATAAATGTCAACGTAGCAACGTCGATAGTCTCGTCAACACCTGCAGGAACACTTCTGTTGCTCCACTGTATGTCAGTTAACTCAACTTCGTATAAACTTGTCCAGTCTAAAGGATTATTTCCTTGCTGTAATTGTATACTAGGATTAAACAAAATTAAAATTTGTTCTAGTAATTGTAATTTTTGATCTGTATTGCCACTCCATACATCAAGATTCATTGTTAAGTTGTATGGCACCGGCATATATCTATCTGTTGAATACAAATTACCTGGAAAGTCTTGTGATCCATATGTTTCATTAGTCGTGTCGTATTGTCTTTCGGCAACTTGTACTTTACTAACAAGCATTGGGTCTTGTGTTCTATCTCTAGCAACAAGCAAACTTGTAACATTACAAGCCAAAAACGGTGTACTGTTAACCATATTTTCAGAACCTTTTGTTAATATGTGTGCAACCATACGTTGCATATCTGCATATCTTACAGGTACTTTATTGTAATGTGTGGTTCCGTTGCGTACACCTTCTGCAACCTGAAAGCCACTGAATATTCTCATGAACTGTAGCAAGTATCTTCTTAACTGTGCGTCATAGAAATAATCCATATTAATCTGCCTTTGGTTTCACAGCCTTACTCATATTAGTTTTTTCTGATTGAGTAGTTCCGTCTGTGTTAGTAGTTATATTATCATTATTAACGAATGATGTGAGTATTTTATTGGCGGCACTCCAAACACGTTTGTTGTCATCGCTTATCTTAATCCACTTACTACCTTGCTTCTTGAATAGTCTATTTGGAGTGAAGTCTGTTCTCAAGTAGTATTCTCCATCATTTGCGTCAAGTGGCATTGTATCGCCACTGCCTACTATTGAAATACCATTGGGCGGAGCACCATCACCTGGGAAGTACACACCTGGTTTATCCTGCGAGTTTTCATCTACATATAAATGACCACCCTCATAGTAACCTGCGTCATATTGTACTTCAGCATTTGCTAGTTCTATTACTTTATCTGATATTGCTATTTCAGTGCTGTATGTACTTAGAACATTTCTAAGGTCATCAGCCTGTTCGCCAGTACCAAGTATATCTCTGTACTCTGGACTGTCTGTAATATTTTTAAGTTTAACTCTCCACAAGTGAGGCCACCATCTAGGATCATAACCTTCTGCTGGTCTTCCAGCATCACTTACTACGAAAAATCTATTAACTGCTTCGCCACCACCTAACAATAAGTCATCTCTTAAATGTGGTAACTCTAAAACATCTCCTGCCATTAAACGTCTACCCAACATGTTAGCACATGTGTTCATATGGAAAGTCATAAACAACGAATCGTTATTTACAAATAAACCAAACTGGGTTAAGTCAAAGTCGGGGTCTGCTATAGTATATGAACCGCGAAGTTCGTATATATCTGTGTCGTATTTCCTATCTCTGTTCTCAAGGAATACAACGTCTTGAATATATAACTCGTCATCGTTTCCGTGACCTTGTGTGGTGTCATCTTGGTATGTGCCTATATACTTATGTACATAAACTCCAGTTCCACCAGCATTGACGGATTCCGCTACAACTCTATCAATAAAGTCGTAATCGTTTCCTTTGTTTTTGTTCCATAAACTTAATCTTGGCATAATGTAGTATTTATCACTTTAGGAAGTTCTTGACAATTTCCTTGATAACTATTATAATACAACAACGAAACGGAGAGTTGGCTGAGTGGTCGAAAGCGCCTCCCTGCTAAGGAGGTATACGGGCAACTGTATCGAGGGTTCGAATCCCTCACTCTCCGCCACTATACATAAACCTATAAAACTCTAAGTGGTAAATATACACGATGCGAGTGTCGTATAACGGTTATTACAAGACGTTGCCAACGTTTAGATGACGGTTCGATTCCGTCCACCCGCTCCAAACAGATACACAGTATCAGGAAAAGATTAAAATGGTAAAAACAACTAAAAAACCAGTAGCAAAGAAAGTAGCAAAGAAAGTTACTAAAAAAGCACCAGCAAATAAGTTTTGGTTCGAAGACGTTGGTGACAACGTAATGAGAAACGCAGAACAAATTAGTGCAAACATTCAGAAGAATGCAAAAGAACTTAGTGATAATATTGCTAAGAACAGTGCTAGAATTAGTGCTAATATTAAAGCACTAAGCGAAAGATAAGACAGAGTGGGGCGGTAGCTCAGTAGGGAGAGCGACTGGTTTGCAACCAGTAGGTCGGAGGTTCGATCCCTCTTCGCTCCACCATTTTGTAGAGGAAAATAATGCATACAGAAAAAGTTACTTGGGTCCATCATTGGACAGACAAAACTTTTAGTTTTAAAACTACTCGCAACAAAAGTTTTCGTTTTATAAACGGAGAGTTTGCTATGATTGGGTTGCCTGCAGAAGAAGAAGGCGGCAGACCACTGCTTAGAGCATACAGTATTGCAAGTGCAAACTATGAGGATGAACTAGAGTTCCTCAGTATTAAGGTCCCAGACGGACCTCTTACAAGTCGTTTACAGCATTTAAAAGTTGGAGACGATGTATTAGTCATGCCTAAGTGTACAGGCACACTAACGATTGATAATTTAACAAAAGCAGATAACTTATATTTGTTGTCAACAGGCACAGGTCTTGCACCTTTTCTTAGTATAATCAGAGATCCTGCTACTTACGAGAAATTTAAGAATGTTGTATTGGTACACACAACAAGGACACATGCAGAACATACCTATGTAGACGTAATAAACGAAGTGTGCGAACATTTTCCGTTGACGTACTATGATACTTGTACCCAAGAAGAATATGCAAGAGAAGGACGCTTCTGGGATCATATATATAATTTTACTTCTGGTGGATTCAATAGAGACACTGATAGGGTAATGGTATGTGGTGGACCAGAGATGAATTATGCTTGTAGAGACTTTTTAGAAGATATCAGCTGGATAGAAGGTAATCTAGGTGAACCAAATGATTTTGTTTTGGAACGTGCCTTTGTAGACTAGATAAATATTTCAATGTCAAAGATAATTCCTATACCAGAGTCAGCGATATGCAATAGAAGGTCGATAAGAAAAGACTCGCCCTCCGCTCCTGTAAATGTTTTATTATTTGCAGATGATTTAGTTCCTAAAGAGCATTTGGAACAAATGTTTTCACACAATCATTTTACATCATTAAACGGCAAACAAATGCCAGACGGTATGATGCAGGACTATTTTAGAAAATTAGATAAAGAACTACCCCAAGCAACTCGTATACACAAATACTTGTCAGGCACAGAATTCTATGTTAATCATGAAACGGCAAGGCCTTATGGTGTATATAAGTTAGCACACGAAATTAGAAAAAAAGGCTACACTGTGCAAGTTATAGCACATCCATTTTATTTAACTGAAGAAGATGTTGAAACAGTCTTTAAAAAGTTTGTAGGTGATGAAACTATAGCAGTAGGCTCTAGTGGTTCATTCCACAGCGGCTATAATCCGTACGCATTTATAGATTCAATATATTTTCCTACAGCAAGGCAACGACAGATAAGAGTCATGCTTGATAAAATTAATCCGGATGTTAAGATGATATATGGAGGATCGGGTATCGGCGAGGAATATTTAAGAGATCCGTCTGTCGACAGTGCTATGCTTGACGTTGATACATTATTTGTTAGTTATGGCGATGTCACAATCATAGAATACTTAGATGATCTTAAGAAAAAGCAAGAATGGCCCACATACACAGACAAAGGTAGTAGATTAGATATACAAAATAGTACAATGAGCTATACTGATGAAGATTGTGTGCAATATGGTGACCAACTTGGGATTGAAACTGCTCGTGGTTGTATCTTTAAGTGTGCATTTTGTAATTTTGGACTTATAGGCAAAGAAAAAGGAACCTACGAACGCGGCACATCTCTTATAGTAGACGAACTTAAACGTAATTGGGAAGAACATGGTGTATTTAAGTATTGGGTAATGGACGATACCTTTAATGACACAAATTATAAATTAGAAGCAGTTGCAGAAGCAAAAGAAAAGAGTGGAGTACCATTAGACCTTACAGTATTTTTAAGATTGGACTTACAAAACCGTTTGAAACAAACCGAGTTAATTAAAAATTGCGGTATAAATTCTATTTATTATGGAATAGAGACATTGAATCCGGATAGTGCTATTGCAATAGGTAAAGGTTGGCACCCAGATGAGCAAATGGCGTATGTTAGAGAATTAAAAGAAAAGCATTACCAAGATAAAATAAGGACATTTACAACTTTTATATGGGGACTACCCGAAGATACAAAAGAAAGTGTAAGGGCAGACTATAAAAAGTTACTGGATTTTGAATACAATAAATTTGACCATGTCTATATGAACTTCTTGTTTATGCGAGACACTGATTCATACAAAAATTCAGGAGCAGTTCCTAAAGAGGGAGAAGCACCCACAGGTAGTTTAATAGATGTTAATCCAGAAAGTTATGGGTACACCTTCTCTGGCTTTGACGAAATGAGAAAACATTCTGGAATATTAAATCCTTTACGAGCATGGACAAACAAGCATGGGTTAACATTAGGCAATGTAGCAAAAATAGCCTATAAATTTAATCAGGAGTATGCTAAAAAGAAAGGATGGCAACTTGATACATCCTCCTCACCACCGCATAGAATAAAAGCAGATGCAGTTGCAGATAACAAGTTTGATATGTATGTACAAAAGTATTGGGACGACATTATGAGCATTGAAAAACATACTGTGTATGATAGTGTTGATTGGGTAACTAATGATACCGTAACAACATTCAAGCCTTTGTGAATAGAATAAATACAGGTATGCAAAAAATAAATCCGTTTAAAGATTTTACAGTTACAAAACACACACCAGTAGACTTTATTATACTCACAGATCCGGCAGGTTTGTATAACGCACAGAATTATAATATTCTTATGAGTAAGATGCAAATTAATACCGGGCAACAAACAGACCCAGAGGTATCTAAGTCGTTGATGACCAAAAAATCAGACCCAGACTATGATCCACTTCCCATACATCACTCACAAAGTAAGTGTAATTCGCTATATTTAAAAACGTTAGGTGCATATAAAATTGCACATGAATGTAGATTACGTGGATATACAGTACAAGTAGTAGATTATCAAAGTTTTTATGATTTAGAAACGTTAAAACGTATTGCAGACAAATATGTAGGAGAAAATACTCTTGCTATAGGTATTTCTAATTCTTTTTACATGCGTTATCCATGGATGCTTAACATGTTACCTAACGAAATGCCAGTATTACCTTTGGAAGGCATAAAAGATTTGAATAAAATGTTTGATGACCCGTTGTATGCATACAATGGATTTTTAATGCACGGTGAAGAGATAGATGATGCTTTTACAAGTTATGTAAAAAGCATTAATCCTAATGTGAAGTTTGTAAAGGGAGGTTCTAGAGCCAGAGAAGATGTTACTATGAAGAATGTTGACTATGTTAATGTAGGTTGGGGCGATGTGACTATGCCTGATATGTTAGATGAGATTAAATCTAACACAGCAGACAATATGCCTGTGCATACAACACACCCATATAAGATAGATTTACTTAGCAAAATAGAAATGAAGCATAGTACAATGAAATATACTGATTCTGACATACTAATACCAGGGGAGATAGTTCCGCTGGAGTCGGCAAGGGGTTGTATTTTTAAATGTTCGTTCTGTCATTTTGAATTGACTGGTAAAGAAAAAGGTACATACTATAAATCTGCAGAATCTATACGAGAAGAATTTTTAGAGAACTATGAAAAGCACGGCATATCAGATTATTGGTTTGTAGAAGATACATTTAATGATGACCATGAGAAAATGGTTTACTTACATGAAATTATTACTAGTTTGCCATTTAAGATTACATTTTCTTGTTATTTAAGATTAGATATGCTGTATGTTAATCGTAATCATGACATACCACAGCATCAACTACTTTTAGAAATGGGATTAAAACGTGCAGAATTTGGTGTTGAAACAACTAACCCTGAAAGTGCAAAAGATATTGGAAAAGGACTAAACCCTGCTATACAATTAAGTTTTTTACGAGACTTAAAAGACAATCACAATTGGGATAGCATAGTCACAGGCTCAGGTTTTATATTAGGACTACCGAGTGATACAGTGGAAAGCATACAAGAGACATTTCAAATTTTAAGTAGCGAAGAATTTCCTATAGACCGACCTACGCTGAGAGTTTTGCATATTGCACCTGAAGAAATGACAAGTAAAGAGATATCCGCTCGTGGAACTAGTGAGTTTTCGAGGAATTGGAAAGAGCATGGTTACACAATGAGCGGAGAATTTCATAATGGTGTGTTCAATACATGGACAAACAGGAATGGTGTGTCGGTAGACATGTGTGAACGTATGGTGATAAACTATTTTAGGCGTAAAGGTTTTAGACCATACAAAGATAATGGTATGACATCGATACTAGATACCATAGGGATAGTAGAACTAGTAGCACAAGGATTACATTGGCCCACTGTTAGTGAAGATATCAAATGGGCATCAAAAGAATTTCATCAGGCTAAGCCTGAGGACACTAAAAAGTTAGCAGAGATCCAAGCAATGAAGTTCATGAAATATACAGAAATATTACTCACACAGGATATATAGTTATATGAATTTACCACATGCACACCCTATACTGTTGATTGATAATCATGTAGTCGGCCCAGGCCCGAGTGTAAAAGCAGAATACACTATACCTATGGACCACCCGGTACTTGAAGGGCACTTCCCTCACATCAAAGTATGGCCCGGTGTTTATATGATAGAAGGCATGAATCAGACAGCAGGACTACATGCCCTTGCAACAGCAAAAGAGCAGTTCGGTGATGTTGACCTTACTAAGATAGTCACTTTTGTTACTAGCATAGACAAAGTAAAGTTTAGACAGCCAGTTTTTCCTGGAGATACCCTCACTTACACTGCTGAATTAGTCAATAAGAAGCGTTCACATTTATTTTATGAGTGCGTTACTTACAAAGATGCCATCAGAGTATCACAAGCAACCATTGGATTGACAGCAAAAGCATTATAATTTTGTTTTTTGCCGTTTGAGCTCAAAATTTACCAGTTGACAGCAGATTTTTTTGAAGTTATACTAACTACCAATTGTAACCTTTAAATATAAGACGTAACTATATGGCTAAAAGAAAACAAAAATCAATGTACCTTATGCCCGAACCGGTATGGAGTGACATCAACCTACTTGAAGACGATGAAAAGAAACTTAGGTTGTATCGTAACTTTGAATATTTCGTTCATTACGAAGTTCCAGACAAAAAAGCAGGTGCAACAATCTTTACGTGGTTAGAAAAAGATAGTGGACTTGATAAAGAATTAATTAAAAAACTAAAACGTGTGCCTGATGTGTGGTTTAGCACTTTTGCCAAGCATACTTACATTTGGTCCAAGACTGGATACATGCACCCGGACATTAAAACACATTTGCTGGACAAAATTCCTGCTTTAGAAAATAAAGCAGAAGCAATTATTGAAAAAGCAGAAGAGAAGAAAGCAGATGCTAAACCTAAGATTAGTATCCAAGAACGTATGCTAGAACAGATAACAGATTTGTGTGGCAATTGGGACGAAGTTTTAGATAACTTTGTAATTGGTGAAAAATTTGACCTAAAGACATTCGATCCAGAGAAGGATATGAAAATTTATGGTGGCGGAGTAATCAAACCAGCACATGCAAAACTAATCAGGGATCAATATGTTCCTAATCACGATGAAGCAGTTGAAAGTTTAGCAGGAACCTGTGAGCAACTTAATGAAGCATACAGTTTTATGTCTAAAAAAATGAAGAAAGACTATGTGATGTTCTTTGAAAAAATAATGAATGCCTGCGATGCACTTATTATAGCCGGTAAGGCAACTAGGAAAACTAGAAAGCCTAAAGCAAGGAGCAAAGACGTTATTGTTAAGAAGTTAAAGTTCCAAATAGCCGATGGTGCATTAGGAATAGCATCTATAACGCCCACAGATGTCGTATACGCTAATGAACTTTGGGTATACAATACTAAGTCCCGGAAGATTGGCGTGTATCACGCGAAGAATAAGGACCCCAAAGGGTGGGGTAGAGAAGGAGCCGGCTTAATGGTCAAAGGAACAACACTACAAGACTTTGATGAAGAGTTAAGTGTGCAAAAAACTTTGCGTAAACCGATAGAACAAATCAATAATTGGACTGGCAAAGCAAAAACTAAGTTTTCAAAAGCATTTGAGGAAGTCAAAACTACACCTACTAAGATGAATGGTAGATTGAATGATACTACAATCATACTTAGAGCATTCTAGATACCATAAAAGATAAATAGTAGTATGGCTACCAAAATAGATCAAATAGGTTACAACAACCGAGACGAACTAATCAATGAGATTTCGTTGCGTCTTGCAGATGGTATGGTTGATGTCGAATTAGACAGAGATCATTATGACGTTGCAATTAATAAAGCAATCGCAAAATACAGACAACTTAGTTCAGGTTCAGTCGAAGAAGCAGTTATTTTTATACAAACACAGGCAGGTGTTACAAAATACACATTGCCAGATGAAGTTATTGATGTAAAAAGATTGTATAGACGAGGCATTGGTACTAACAGCGGCGGCGGAACAAACTTTGATCCATTTGACGTTGCATTTAATAACATGTACATGCTACAAGCAGGACAAATAGGCGGACTTGCTGTATTCGATGCGTTTGCACAATACAAAGAAACTATTGGTCGTATATTTGGTAGTGAGTACAACTTTAACTTTAACAGAAATTCAAAAGAATTAACTATTCTAAGAAACGTAAATCACGCAGAAGATATTGCAGTAGGAGTACATAACTTCATTCCAGAAAGTGTGCTAATAAAAGATGTATATGCAAGTGACTGGTTAAGTGCTTATGCTTTAGCCCAGAGCAAAATGATGCTCGGCGAAGCAAGAAGTAAATTCCCAGGCGGACTACCAGGACCTGGTGGCGCAACTACACTAAATGGCGATGCTTTAAAAACAGAAGCCCTTACTGAACTAGACTCATTAATTGCTGGACTCCATAATATGGAAGAAGGTAATGCACCGCTTGGTTTTGTTCTTGGATAGAGTTAATGAACAATTGTTTTTGTGAACTTCCTGACTTAGACAATCCCTTCACTGTAGACGATATTTTGTGTGAGGAAGACTTAGATCTTATACACAACTATTCCCAACAATCAAACCTAGGCGCTGACAAAGTACAGTGGCACGACTCAACATCTGATTTTTATACAGGTAAAGAGTTTAAACAAAATTTTAGTGGGGTAGGATACATCACTGACAAAAAAGTTATGCGTAGATTAAACGAGTTTGTCAGAGATAATTTTCCAGATGAATTTATTAAAGACATGTGGTCATCTCCTATGGGACATCGTTTTTTTCCTTGTACATTATTAGCATGGAATGATCCTAGTGACTGGCATTGTGAAGGTGTACAATATCCTGCACATAATAATCCTATTGTAACTGAGCAACGTTTTAGTACAGTTTGCAACTTT